CCACAATGGACGGTCATCCGTTCATTTATTGCGGGGGAATGCCACGTAGGGTCTTTTATAACGAAATAAAAGGCCTGGGTGGAATTCCCTTCGGAAGTGCAAAGAGACTCGTCGCTGTACTAAATAGTTGGAGTTCCTTATTTGGAATCCTTGCACCGGAACTCTACGAAGAGAGAAAACTGACTCGGAGTCGTTACGACGTCCCCTTTGGTTTAGGGGGTATCGTAAAGATTCTGAGGAAGATCCTCTCTTTGTGGAAATCTGGTGAAATGATTGCTATAAAGGAACTCAAACTAGTCTCGGATTGGTTTCTCCATCTAGTAATGGGAAACTCGCTTAAGCATTCGATCCCCGATTTACCAAAGAGGTGGTTCCTCAAGAATGGTTGTCCTACTTTACCTTTAGGGGGAAAGTGGAAATCCCTTCTTGAAGATCCTCTAGGAAAGGGTTCTTTCTTATATTATGAAGTATACTCCCTCAAAGGGTCCTATCCAGGACCCCCTGTGGAAGTCTGCCTCGAATCAATAGAAGGACACGCAAACCATTTGAGGACCAGTGTGGAAATCCCTAAAGAGATTTCCACCCTGGCTCACAATTGGGCATTGCGTTTCCCTCGATTGAAGAAAGAAGCCGCTCTAGAGAATATGCATTTGACTAATAACACCTCCTCCACTCAGGAATGTAAAATTCGTGAGGGGGGGAGGGCAAAGTGGATCAAAGAGACAATATCCAGGGTGTCTGAAACACTCCTGGATTTTGTCTCTATCTACTTTGATCAGGATTCTCCCGAAGTTATTGGTCAATGCCTGATAACCGGTGAACAAGTGCTTAAGCCAAGTTTCCCAAGAAAGAAAGAGGAACTTATCCGTCTAGATGGAAAGAGCGCCAAACAAACCAAAGAAGTCCTACTATTACTAGGTTGTTTGGATGAGGCCCATAGAGCAGGTTTCCTAAAGACACCTGTTCTAAGGACCTTTCCCAAACAATGTTTAGGACCTCTTAAGTTCCCAGAGGAACTTCCTCTCCGAACTGTGAACGTGAGTGTGATAACCGAGCAGGGTTTTAAGGCACGTATCGTGACTATAAATCCCGCTTGGATATCCACTCTCTTTCACTTGGAGAGGACTTACCTCTTCGGACTTCTCTCAGATAATCCAGAGGTTCCTTCCCTTTCATCTGATGAAGGGACGGTACCTTCGTATATAAGAGATCTCAACAAAATGATGGCGAAAATGTCTGAGGCAGACTTCAAAGATTGGGAATTAAATTCCCTAGATCTGAAGAATGCCACCGACACTTTCTCCCTCGAATTAATGAGATCCCTATCTGAGGGTGTTTTGGCTGGAGCTCCTCCTATCATCAGGTGGTTGAATAGTATCTTCCTGGGTCCCGTAAGGGTAACCATGGACAAGTGCTCGCCCTATTACCGTCGGCTAAAACCAGAGATTCAAGAGATTCTGAAGGAAGGATATTCAAGAAAGAGAGGCCCCTTAATGGGGGACGCGCCTTCTTGGGCTCTCCTTAACCTTCATAATCAATTTCTTTGGCATTTAGCAGGGTGTTCCCAGGCAGTTTTGCCTGAGAATCCCCTTTTAGCGAAGTGGGAGGACTTCAAATTTCCAACTTCGGTCGAAACGTGGATAGACCCCTGGACATCTCGTTGTGGAGATGACCAGGCGTCCATCGCCCGTGCTGACCGTTGCAGAAGATTTGAAGCTCTCCTCACTCTGTGTGGTTGTAAGATTGGAGTGGGTTCCCACTTTGGAAGTTCCAAGAGGGTCTTCTATACGAAGAATCTCTTAGAACTTACCTTTAAAGGAACTCCCTCTATTTCTTACATTGACATTCTTAGGATCAGACAAATAGTCGGGCCAGACTCCAGACTACCCGGTAAGAAGGAAATTCCTACCGAGTGGTCGAGGGGTCCCGCCTTAAGTAATGAATTGAGATGGTGGAAAGGAGATCCCTATTTAGGGGCCTGCCTCGCCGCCTTCTACCTTCACTATACTTTTATCCAAAGATGTCAAAGGGCTGGCATTGAACCATTCCTACCTAGAAAACTAGGTGGGTTGGGTTTCCCGTATTTCGACCCAGAGAGGATTCCAATCTACTCCTCCCGAGTAAGGAAGACAGTCAGTCATCTGACAAGGGATGATACATCCCTTGAGACGACGATTGTCTCCCTTTTCTTGGAGGATTTCTGGAATCCTCGTAAATTTAAGAAGAAGAAAGATGCTTGGAAAGAATGGGAAGCTACCCTTGACCTTCTCCTTGGAACGAAATATCTCGATCTGGAAGAGGACGATCTCACCACGGCGAATATCCTATTTTATAGGACTTTTCCTCCTGGTGATGTCATCCTTATTCCGAACGCGATGTTCCTCAAGGACAAGGCCACAGGTAAGGTTCCTGCTCATACCTACCAAGCGGAACTCAAAGAAAGAGGGTGGAAGCCTCTCATAGATTCTCTTCGAGATCTCAAGGGTTATTTCAAAGACCCTTGGGATATCGAAAAGAACGAAAGAGTGGCTCCTTCCATCGAAGAAATTGGGTTCCGCTTCAGATCTTTCGTCAAGGAAACATCTGAGAAGCTTTGGCACGGTGCAAAGGTCCCTGAAAGGACCTTTAATCGTGAGCTTCTCAACACTTTCCTTGAGAGGATCAGGTGGAGATTCTGGTATAAGCCGCTTTCTTCTCTTTACATCCCTGACTGCGTAGGGGATCTGGACGAGTACCCTGTGTTAGGCCTTCCAAGGAAAGGGAGATTAGTTCTCCCTCCTTTGGATAGCCTACCACAAGGACGCAAAGTTACGATGGGGTCTAACAGTTTTTACTGTCAGATCCCAACGCGAACAGTCCAGATACCCACCGCCTTAGGGACGGTTCATT